AAATAACCCCACTAACCCTGATCTGATTAGTATGTTTTTAATATTTTTCTCCTTATATAGCCCTAGTGGTGGATATGACTAATAAGTTTATTATACCATTTTTATACAAAAAGAAAGAGGGCTGGTATTAACCAACCCTCTAACTTATTAAGTTAAGTTACTTCTTTAGAGCAACCTTAGCCTTTGGATTCTTTGCGTTCCACTTCTTTGCAAGAGCGTTATACTCTGCAACATAAGTTGCCTTCGCAAGATCTGCAGAAGCCTTTGCTGCTGCTAGTTCTAATGCTGATGCAGTTTTTGCATCTGCAAGTGCTTTGTCTGCTGCAGCCTTTGCAAGTGCTGCGTCTGCAGTTGCCTTAGCCAGTGCTGCATTTGCTGTTGCAAGTGCTGCATCTGCTGCTGCTTTAGCAGCAGTTGCTGCTGTTGCTGCTGCTGTTGCATCTGCTGCACGAGCAGCGACTGAGGCTGCTAGTTGTGCAGTAAGTGATGCGTTAGTTGTAGCAAGATCAGAAACTGTAACAAACTTTGTAACAGACTTAACTGCTGCTGGAAGTCCATCAACATCTGTTGCTGTAATAGCAAAGTTGATTGCTGCATTTCCTGCTGTTGCAGGGTATGTGACTGTAACCTTTGATGTAGCAGTGCTTGTATCTGATGCACTAGATGCAACTGAAATAGTTGCACCAATAACTGTAACTACTGGAGTAGTTGCTGCTGGAACGTTTCCAAACACATCTGTTACAGTAGTTGAATATTCAACAACGCTTGAAGTGTTTGTTGATAGAGCAACAACTGGTGCAAGGTTATATGCAGGACCTGCAGTTCCCTTTACGTAGTATGTTGATACTGTTCCATTGTTTGTAATAACAACTGTTCCAACTGCAGTAGTTTTAGTGTATACATAAAACGTTGCTGTCGTTCCTGTTCCTGTTGCAATTGACAATGATGTAGTACCAGATGATGCTGTTACTGGGGCAAGAGCGTCCCAAAGTGCTGTAACAATAAATGCGTTAGTAGTAACTACAGAAACTGTAGTTCCTGCGTCAATTCCAGTTAGAGCAAAAGTAACTGCATCTGCAGTATTTACCTTGTTATCTGATGGAACCGTAACAGTGGCTGGTGTCGCTAAAACGTTTGCTACAGTTGTAGGCGTAACGTTTGCAGTAACAGTAATTGATGCAACAGCATTTGCTGAAGGAACCAACAACATTGTACCAGCCAAGGCTGCAGCCATGACTAGACTAATCTTCTTAAATGAATTCATTCTTTCTCCTTGTTAGTTTATCTGATCACACGACCAGAATATTAAATTAAATTAAAGCCGTCCAAGAAATCTCTAACATCGTCAGGCATTTTCGGATTACTTAATTCTACCATACCCCTGTCCTTTTCTGCAACTCGTGCTGAAGAAGACCAAGTATGGACATCTATCTCAGTATTATTATTCTTTGGTGTATGTGATATTGCTCCAAATACCGCTCCAGTTACGGCATCTGCAAGGTCCTTAGATTTTTTGCGGGGGTGATCTACACGATTACCCTTCATAATTTTAAGTTCTGACATTTCTTCTAATAGGATAGGTATTCTTGGTATAGAAACACGCTCTTCATAAATCATCATAGCAAGATCTTCGTAGTGCTTCTTGGCAACAGAAACCGTCTCAGTTCTAATTCCAACAGCCTGCAACTCATTTTGAATATCAAATGATTGCCAACGGTCAAAAGAAACCATTCCAATATTAAAACCTTGTCTACGTAGGTTCATAATCCACTGCTTCACCTCTGAAAGATTAACGGGTCCTTCTGCTCTTGGCTCCCACCATGCAACTGCATCTACCACTACGATTGGTGCTACTTGTTCGTAGTCTTTAATTACCTGGATATTTACCCATTTATCTACGTGAGCAATTGCTACCGCACACTTATCGTGCTTTTGTGCAAGGTCAGCATGAATATAATATGTCTTATCTGGATCTGGTACAAAGGTTTCGTCAAACCTTCTAAATGAATCTAGTGGATTTCTACTATTCATGCACTTCTCAACCTTATCAATCTGCTTAAAGAAAGCATCAGACGAATAGGTTGGCATACAAGCAAAACGCATCATGGCATCACCAAGGTCAGTATAGAATGCTAGTTTAAAGTCTTCTATCTTACGGGTTGGGTTTACTTCCCATGTAGGTCTTTTAAATGCATATACCCTTGGAATTTTGTATTGAAGAATGTTATCTTCATCCCACGAAATTTGAAATTGATTGCCTGGATCTTCGTGAGGCAGATCTTCATTCATAATAAATGTATGTGTTCTTTCAATAGTTTCTTTTTCTGCAATTACTGATTCATATCGTTGAGAAATAAAGTCACCCTGATATCGTGGGAAGGAAAGCAAAACAACTTTTCCAAGGTCTGGGAAACGAGAGTCTACTGACCCACGGAATGCTTTATAGATATTATCAGCGGTCTTTCCTTGTTCATTTCCAGATACAACCTCACTTGCAAAACCAGAAATCTCATCAAGGACTGCCATAAGTAAGTTCAAACCCTCATGAGATTCTCTTTCTGAGTGTCCAGAGTAAACAGTAATTGCTTTGTCAAACTCAATTGAGTCAGCCTTTGCATTATACTTTCCAGCAAACCAAGGTGATTTTTCAATCTTTGTTTTAAAACCTTTAAAGAAAACGTTCTTAGCCTGTTGTGCGTTAACAGCAACGTTAATAATATCAATAGCATCTCCTGCAGGCTTGCCATAATAAATTGCAGGGTCTTTAAGACATAATAGTTTATATACTACATAGGCACAGGCTACTGTTGAGATAAAATCTTTTCCACTACCCTTGCCAAGTTGAAGAATTAATTCATTTTTGGTGTATTTATTAAAGTGTTTAGTTCCTTCAACATCTCCCATGATATCCATCACGTCTTCTTTGCGATAGATCTGGCTCATTGCTTCAACAATTTCGTATTGAATATCAGATAAAAGAGGTTGACCAAGATACTCAGGTGACTGGACAAATGTCTTCACGTCAACTGGAGTTTCAACAAAGTGATTCTCTTTTAATACTTCAAGAAAATCATTGAACATCGTGGACAACAGTAATCACTTCTCCTTCTTTTGCAATAACAGAAAGCCTCTTCATAATAATATCACGGACCTCTGGATGCTCTGAAGCAATATCTCTTAGAATTCCAACAAGAACTTCTTGTCGTCTTTCAATTTCAATCATTTCTTCTGCAAGTTCTTTATTCTCAAGAAGGCCAGCCTTTTGCAGCATATCAATTCTTCTTGACTCAATATCTAAAACTAGTTTAATGCCAGCAGTCTTAGCAGCAAGGTTTGTTGATAGGCTTGCTTCATCAATAACCTCATAGGCTTTTGTAATTAATTTTGTATAGTGTGTATCTGCTCCAACCAAAGCCTCTTTTGCACGGGCACGTATAGCATCATTAGCAGATGCCATGACTTTCCACTCATTAATTAAAGATACAACACGTGTACGTGGAATATCCAATTCTTTAGAAATAACTGTGGGGTCATTACCCTTAAGATATTCTGTAACTACTTGATTGACCTCATCAAGATGTTGAATAAGTTCTGTCTCAGTTGACATACTTTCCCTCTAATCTATTTATTTCATCTTTAATATAAAAGATGGCCTTTTCTAAATCTTGAATAGTTTTTGCTTCATCTTTAAGTCCTGCCCTCCATAAATACTTAAAGGCATTTCCAATATTAAAATTGCGATGACGGGTAATCTGAATACACTCAACTCCAGAAGGATCCGTTGTGTAATGTGCGGGATGATTTACCTGATCAACAGTAATGTGTAGATTGTCACTCATTTGGTTACCTCAACACTTAATCTTTTAAAACATTTTAAGCAATCCGTATACGTTCTTCCAGTAAAAGGACAAGAGGATGATTCAAGATTTACATGATTACAAAATTTTTGTTGAACTATTGTTTTTGAAATGTTGATAAAATCTTTAAATGCTTTCATCTATATCCTCCTCTAGGTTCCAATCAAATGTTTCTGGAATATTTTTCAAAATAAACAAAGTATGAACTATACCTGCTGACAAAAGTATAAACAATAGTGTAAATATTTTTTTATTTTTATTCATTAAAGTCACCAATTATGTTTTCTTTTATTTCTTTTAACACTAGATCTCTCATTCTTGACTCTTTAAACTTTTTGTATCTTGTTGTAAGGGGTAAATGCCTGCCAAAAATTCTTGGTGAGTCTACGCAATGCTGTGCGTATGTCATTATTTTTTTTGTATATTTAAATCTTACAAGTTTTATTTTTTTATTTGTTAAAAACTCAACATAAAAAATTGGCTCATCCTCTTTTATAATAAGTTCTCCAGAGTTATTCCACATTTGAATTTCAATACTGTATGGTCTAAACCAAGATCCAATATTAAACGTCCCTGGAATAATTGAACCATATTTTGAATATCCCTGTGGGTGAAAAAATGGTTGAGAAAAACTTGCTTCAAGGTCAGATTCTGAAAAAAATATGTAAGGAAGGTTTACAAGAATTGTTGGTCCAAAATTAAGTCCTGGAGGTCTAATTGACGATACCTCTTCAGGAAAAACCTTTTGGCCTTGAAGGTGAACCACTCCGCTGTCATTGGTTTCGTATAAAAAATTACATTCTACAGAATTTTTAAAGAAAAATGTTTTTTTCATTTTGTCTTTAAATGCTGGACAAACCATCATGGATCTAGATTGATCATGTTTTGATCTTTTTGATGTTAAAT